GAACCGAGAGTGAGGGTGATTTGATACTTGCTCAATAGCATTCCCTCCCACGCCTCGCGGGGGAGGGTGTCGCGCTTGCGCGACGGGTGGGGGTAATCGCACATCGGCAAACGACCCCACCCGGCGCTACGCGCCACCCTCCCCGAAGCCGGGGAGGGAGAAGGAATTCAGCCCTCGCCGCCTTCTCCCACAAGGGGGCGGAGAAGTAACAAACCGCCGTCATGCCAGCGAAAGCTGGCATCCCCTGAGAAGGTGCCGTTGCTGAAACGATTCAGGGGACCCCAGCTTTCGCTGGGGTGACGGAAGTAAGAAGCACTCGGCAATTCGCCCTTCTCCGCAGGCGGGAGAAGACGAAGAAAAGCAAATAGGAAATCGACATGCTCAAATCCCTTCGCCGGTTGCTGCGGCCGCCGGAAGAAAAGCGCTCGGCCGCCGGTGCGCTGATAGCACTCCACATCGCGGGCCGGCCGGTCTGGACGCCGCGCAATTACAGCTTGCTGACCCGCGAGGGCTTCGCCGGCAATGCGGTCGGCTATCGCTGCGTGCGCATGATCGCCGAGGCCGCCGCCTCCTTGCCGTGGCTGCTCTATGAGGGCGCCGCCGAGCGCGACGATCATCCCTTGCTGCGCCTGTTGCGCCAGCCCAATCCGGCGCAGTCGGGCCGCGACCTGATGGAAAGCCTGTTCGGCTTCCTCCAGACCGCCGGCAACGGCTATCTCGAAGCGGTGGCGATCGCTGGCGAATTGCGCGAACTCCACGCCTTGCGTCCCGACCGCATGCGCGCCGTGCCATCGACGCAAGGCTGGCCCGAGGCCTATGAATACTCCGCCAACGGATCATCCCTGCGCTTCCATCAGGAGGGCAAGGTGCCGCCGATCCTGCATCTGAAACTCTTCAACCCGCTCGACGATCACTACGGACTGTCGCCTTTCGAGGCCGCGCAGAAGGCTGTCGATACGCATAATGCGGCCGCCACCTGGAACAAGGCGATGCTCGACAATGGCGCGCGGCCTTCCGGAGCCTTGATGTTCAAAGGCATGGAGGGTGCGGACGGCCTGACGCCCGAACAATTCGACCGGGTCAAGAGTCAGCTTGATGAGAGCCACCAGGGCGTCCGCAATGCGGGGCGGCCACTGCTGCTCGAAGGCGGCCTCGAGTGGAAGGAGATGAGTCTCTCGCCCCGCGAGATGGATTTCATCGAGGCGAAAAATGCCGCGGCGCGCGATATCGCCTTGGCCTTCGGCGTGCCGCCGATGCTGCTCGGTATCCCCGGCGACAATACCTTCGCCAATTACGCCGAGGCCAATCGCAGCTTCTGGCGCATGACGGTGATCCCATTGGCCCTTCGCGTTGCCGAAGCGATGGGCAACTGGCTCGCGCCGGGCTTCGATGGATCGTTGCGACTTGGTTTCGACTTCGACCAGGTCGAGGCGCTCTCATCCGAACGCGAGGCGTTGTGGGCGCGCGTCGGCGCCGCCGAGTTCCTGACCCTCGACGAGAAGCGCCAGGCGGTGGGGTATGGCGTTCTAGGCAAGTAACAGTCTCCCTCCCTCTTGTGGGGAGGGATCAAGGGTGGGGGTCTGCGAGATCCATCCACCCCCACCCCTAGCCCCTCCCCACAAGGGGGAGGGGAAATCTACTGGAGAACTGACGATGCATCATGCCCGGCTGGGACCGAAGGGCACGCGCCCGCTTGCCGTGTTGGACGATAAGGGCGTCTTTGTCGGCTATGCGGCGCTGTTCAACCGCGCCGATGCGACGGGCGACATCATCATGCCCGGCGCGTTTTCGGAAAGCCTGAAGCGCCGCGGCACCGGGAATATCCGCATGCTGTTCCAGCACGATCCCTCAGAACCGATCGGTGCGTGGATCGACCTGCATGAGACCGCAAAAGGACTGGCGGTGCGCGGGCGTCTCAACATGGCCGTGCAGCGCGGCCGCGAAGTGTCGGCCCTCATCGAAGGCCGCGGCCTCGACGGATTGTCGATCGGCTTCAAGGCGATCGCCGCGCGCCGCGACCGCGTGACCGGCCTGCGCCGCCTCGAGCGCGTCGATCTTTGGGAAATATCGCTGGTGACCTTCCCCATGCAGGAGGGCGCCCGCGTCAACAAGGCGAAGGCCCTGGCCGACTGGCGGAGGCTCTTCGGAACTTCATCAGCACAAGGAGCAAGGACAGATGGACATCGATACCGGACTTGAGACCAAGGTGGCGCGCGCCAGCGGCGGCGCCTTGCAGGACGAGGTGATGCGGGCCTTCGAGACCTTCAAGGATGCCAATGACGAGCGCCTCTCGGAGATCGAGCGGCGCATGTCGGCCGATGTCCTGATCGAGGAAAAGGTCGATCGCATCGGCGCGACGCTCGACCGCACCAAGGCGCGACTGGACGAACTGACATTGAAAGCGCGCCGCCCTGTGCTCGCCCGCGACGAGCAGGCGGCGCCCGATGAACGCAAGCTCGCCTTCGAGGCCTATGTGCGGAAGGGCGAGACCGGCGCACTGGCGGCACTCGAGCGGAAATCCATGTCGATCGCCAGCGACGCCGATGGCGGCTATCTGGTGCCCGACGAGACCGAAGCCGAGATCGGCCGCCTGCTCGGCCAGAATTCGCCGATCCGCGCCATTGCGGGCGTGAGGCAGGTCTCGTCCGCGCTCTACAAGAAGCCTTTCGCGATCACCGGTGCCGCGACCGGCTGGGCCGGCGAGACGGCATCGCGGCCCGAGACCAATGCGCCGACGCTTGGCGAGTTGCAGTTTCCGGCGGCCGAACTCTATGCGATGCCGGCGGCGACCCAGGCGCTGCTCGATGATGCGGTGGTCGATCTCGATCGCTGGATCGCCGAGGAAGTGCAGGCGGCCTTCGCCGAGCAGGAGACGCAAGCCTTCGTTTCCGGCAACGGCACCAACAAGCCCAAGGGCTTTCTCGACTATACCAAGGTGGCCGACGCGAGCTGGGAATGGGCGAAGCTCGGCTATATCGTGACCGGTGCCTCGGGCGCCTTCGCGGCGTCCAATCCGTCCGACAAGCTCATCGACCTCGTCTATGCGCTGAAGAGCGGATATCGCCAGAATGCGCAATGGGTGATGAACCGCCGGACGCAGGCGGCGATCCGCAAATTGAAGGACGCCGATGGGAATTACCTGTGGCAGCCGGCGGCGACGGCTTCGACCAAGGCCAGCCTGATGAATTTCCCGATCACCGAGGCCGAGTCCATGCCGGATATCGCGGCGGATTCATTCTCGGCCGCCTTCGGCGATTTCAGGCAGGGCTATCTCATCGTCGATCGCGTCGGCGTGCGCATCCTGCGCGATCCCTATACCGCCAAGCCCTATGTGATGTTCTACACCGTGAAGCGCGTCGGCGGCGGGGTGCAGAATTTCGAGGCGATCAAGCTTTTGAAGTTCGGGACGGCGTAACCGGCGCGATCAGGCAGGCGACACGCGGTGCCTGTCCCACCAGGCGGTGAGGGCAGGCGCTGCGAAATTGATGAGATAGGGCCACATGGCCTGGTCGGGATCGACGAAGCTGATCAGGATCGACATCACAGCCGACAGCATCAACAGGCCGAGCCTGATGCTGGCATGGCCGATATGGCGATGCGCCTCCTTGCCGGGGGCGGTCATTGCCATCAGCCAGCTCGCGAAAGCGCACAAGAAGATGTTGCCGGCATAGACCCAGATGGCCGGCGCCAGTTCGCCATGATCGGCGACGATCCGCGTCGAGATCGGAATGCCGGTCATGGTGAAGAGATAGAGCATCCAGGCCGAGACATGGGCGCCTGCCGGATCGTCCTTGCCGCGCATCGACACGACGCCGCGCCAGAACAGCGCGAGCACGAAGAAGCTGATGAGATAGGCGAGCAGCGGATCGGCGAGCCCGATGATGGCATCGAGCAATTCGCCCTCGGTTGAAAACTGGCGGTCCTTCGGCATCGCGAGGTCGATGACGAGGATGGTCATCGACGTGGCGAAAATGCCGTCGGTCAGGGCCTCCATGCGCGAGCGGGGAATCACCAGCATCGCTGCGAATCTAGCAGAAGTATAAGGAAAGCAAATATGCATGCAGTTCTGACGGCGCCGCCGGCGGCCGAACCGGTGAGCCTTGCCGAAGCGAAGGCGCATCTGCGCGTGACGCATGATGACGAGGATGCGCAGATTGTCCGGCTCATCACGGCGGCACGGAGGACCGTCGAGCGCCGCACCGGATTGGCGCTGATAGAACAGGGCTGGTCGGGTTTCGCCGATGACTGGCCGGCCGAGGGCACGTTTCACCTGCCGCTCTGGCCGGTGATCGAGATCGCCGCGTTGAGGGTCCATGGCGAGGAGGAGGAAGCACAGGAGATCGATCCCGCGCATTACTTCTGCGATCTCGTCTCCAGGCCGGCGCGGCTCGTGTTGAGGCCATGGCGCATCTGGCAGAAGCCGGGGCGGATCGCGCAGGGCATAGAAATCGCGTTCACGGCGGGCTTCGGCGCGAGCGCCGGGACGGTGCCCGAGGATCTGCGCGAGGCCGTGCTGAAGACGCTCGCCCATTGGTATGAATTTCGGGGCGACGAGGCGCCGCGCGAGCCGGTGACGATCGGCGCGTTGCTGCAGCCCTGGCGGGAATTGCGGCTGTGATCGGGCGCCTGCGGCATTTTCTCAGCCTCGAGGCGCCGGAGGAGACCGCCGATGGCGCGGGCGGCGTGACGGTCGCCTGGACGCCGATCGGCGCGGGCTGGGCGAAGCTTTCGCCTCTGACCGCGGGCGAAGGACTGGCGCGCGATCGCGAAACGGCGGTACGGCGCTGGCGCATCACTCTGCGCTATCGCGACGATGTGACGCCGGCCTGCCGGTTTGTCTGCGAGGGGCGAACATTCGCAATCGAGAGCGTCGTGGATCGCGACGGACGCAAGCGGTTTCTCTCCTGTGATTGCACGGAGGACGAAGTATCATGACCATTGCGCATTCCATGGCCTTGCAGAAGGCGGTGATCGCACGATTGCGCGACGATGCGGGCTTGATCGCATTGCTCGGTGGCGCGCATGTGCATGACCATGTTGCGCGCGGCATGAGGCCACCCTACGTGGCGCTCGCACGCTTCGAGAGTCGCGATCTGGGTTCGAGCGCAGCCGATGGCGCGGAACATCGCTTCACACTGCATGTCTGGCCGGAATTGCAAGGCCGCGCCCAGGCGCATGCCATCGCCGCAGCGATTGAGACCGCACTTGCAGCACCAATGACGCTTCATGGCGCCGCACTCGTCAATATAGCCGTGACGGGATGGGATACCACCCGCATCGACAAGGATCGCTACCGCGGCGCGCTGACATTTCGCGCGGTGACGGAAGCCGCGGCCTAATGCAAACACGGAGAAGATAGATGACAGCACAGAAGGGGCGCGACCTCCTGCTCAAGCTCGACGAGAGCGGAGCGGGGAGCTTCGTCACCGTGGCCGGCCTGCGCAGCCAGGCCTTGGCGCTCAATGCCGAGACCGTCGACGTCACGCATCAGGAATCGGCCGGGCAATGGCGCGAACTGCTCGACGGCGGCGGGATCAAGACGGCGAGCTTGCGCGGCGCCGGCATTTTTCGCGACCAGGCTTCGGATGCGAAGTTGCGGCAGTATTTCTTCGCCGGCACGATCCGCGATTACCAGGTGATTATCCCCGATTTCGGAGTGATCGAAGGCCCGTTCCAGATCGCACATCTCGAATTTTCGGGCCGCCATGACGGCGAACTCGCCTTCGAGGTTTCGCTGCAATCGGCGGGCGAACTGAGCTTTGCGGCGGTGTGAGATGGCCAATCTGCATCGCGGTGAAATCCCGGCCGAACTCGATGGCCGGCAGTGGACCTTGTGCCTGACGCTTGGCGCGCTCGCCGAACTCGAGGCCGCTTATGACGGTGCCGACCTGCTGCATCTCGCCGAGCGCTTCTCGACGGGCCGCATCGCGGCGAGCGATGCCATCCGTATCATCGGCGCGGGCTTGCGCGGGGCAGGGCATGAGGCGTCGGATGCGGACGTGGCGCGCATGCGCTGCGAGGGCGGCGCGGCGGGGCTCATGCGCCTCGTCGCGCGATTGCTCAACGCCACTTTTGCGCCGG